TCTTTTTCTGGTATTTCTCCAAGATATTCTGGTCTTAATAAATAACTTTTTAATTCTTCATTCCAATAAGTTAATCTATCTCTCATAATTTTACCTCTTTTATTTTTCTTTATATATTATTATAACATATTTTTTTTAAAAAGTAAAGCGGAAGGTGTTAATCCTCCCGCTTTTTAAATACAAAACCATAGTCACAACATTCTTTTCTATCTCTGTTATAATAATATAATATTAAAGAATTATTTTTATATGCAATAAATAGTCTATCATCTTTTTCTTTATCTTCTTTTAAAATTTCTAATAAAAGATTTTTAGCAAATTTATTTGAATCTTCTTGGTCATAATCCCATATACCTGGACCGAATATATCAACCCAATTATTGAATTTTAATCTTTCTTCTGATTTAAACCATGCTTCATATAGTTCACAATTTTCACAATTAAGCTGTTCACATTCTTTACATTGTGGAGGACTGCTATCATAAAAATCAATAGTTATTTCTTTACTTTGATAATTTTTAAATAAATTTTTAATTATATTTTTATTTAAATTAAAAGATTTAAAAGAGAGATTAAATTGTTTTTCAACTTCTTTTACCATTTGTAAATTAAAATCAGAAAGCATTTTAATTCCTCCTTAACGATATTCTGTATCACAATAGGCACATTTATTACTACGCAAAGGAGCACCGCAACAGGAACAAATTTTAGGTTTTAATTTATGAAGTTTAAAATTTGTTTCAGTATAATATATTGTATCATTTGTTGGTATTGTATTCTCCATTAATTCCCATTTATTTTTTGAACTATACAAATATATTTTATTATCTTTAATACAAACATCTCCAATTAAAGGATTCTTTTTTGCATAATCAACTACAATATGACCTTTATATATCAATATAGTATCATAATTAGAAAACATAAGCACACCCACCTAATATTTCATAATCGTCAAGTAACAGCTGGGGAGAAATAATTCCATTCCATTCATTCTTATTTGCACGGCATACTGCATTTATCTTAACAAAACCATTTTCTGAATATAATTTATTATATTCGTCATCTGGCATACGGAATTTAATTATTGAAATTCCATTAGGCAAAATAATTTTCATTGTATTACTTGCCATCATTGATAACATATCTTTAGTTATTTCAATATTTTGTATAGCAATAAGAGGTTCATCAATATCTTTACCTATGTACTTATCCATATCAGCTATTTCTAATATAGCGTCACCATCTACATTTTTATAATCCCATATATAATCAACATAATATACAGGTTCATTAGGCATGTTAGCAAGTTGAAAGTCTGTACTTTTAACAAATGCGGGGATATTTTCTTGGCGGAGACCCAGTCCAAAAGCTCCTTGATGTCCTATCGTGTATTCACAGGACTGGGTTGCCGCGCAAATATCTTTAAATTCAGTAACTCCAACTTTATCGCATCCTCGCGCCGAACCTTGATAAAAGATATGCTCTTCAACCACTTCTCCAGTTTTTTCATCAATTCCACTTTCTGTTCTTTTAGTAAGTATGCAACAAGGTCTTTGATATCTTGCCATTAATTTATTTGCTACTAATCCACGTATTTCCGCCTTAATTTGACCTGGCTCCAATAAAAAGAGAAGAACTTTATGATCCATCATATTATTTTTTTCTATTAGATCAGTAACTAATTCAATTCCTTTTTCTTCTTCTCTTGTCTGACGATTTTTAACATTTGTACAAGTCCTTATCGCTTGAGTAACAAGTTGCTCCATTTCACCTTGTTTATGTCCTCTTTTATTTGAGAGGATTTCTTTAAATGCTTTAAATTTAAGCATTGAATCAAAAATTAATTCTTTTTCTTCAAGAGTACCAGATCTGGTTATTGCATTAACAAAAGGAACAATGTAAAATGTAACACCCCAGGCGGTAGGTGCATCGCCTAATTTAAATTTATTTTTTTGCCACATTTCATAAATAAATGGATTATGAATATTCGCGGGATCTAGTCCTTTAAAAATAAGCCAACGTGTTTCGCACGACTTTAGGCTCATCATATCTCCATCAAGACCGAGTGCTACTAAATCTAAATACCAATCTGCATAATTATGATTCCAAACTTTATCTAAATATCTACAAAACTGCCAAACCACTCCTGCGCCTGACAATTCTTTATTTGGATACTCAGGTGATTGTGAGTTAATTAAAAAACAATGCTTATAGGGTTCTACTTCAAGTTCATGATGGTCAAGGATAATAATCTCCCGCCCATCTTCATGAAGCTTTTCCATATATTTAATATCATTAGATCCAGCATCGGGAATGATAACTAGACTTGGATCTATATCTTCAATCCAATCCATGCAGTCACTAAGTCCATGTTGTTTACTTTCGTGCATATACCAACTTACATGATTTTCAACAAAATCTGGATCAAGATCATAAAGGTAGTTAATAAGTATCGCAGAACTGGTATAGCCGTCACAATCCGCATCTATTATTACACAAATATCTCCACCATTATTTATCGTTTCTAGTAAAACACTAGCTGCATTTCCTAATAGTTCTTTTCCAAAAGCTTCAGGTTCATTTATATCTGCATCTGTTAAATTTAAATAATGATCTATTTCTTTAGGTTTTAACCCTCTATTTATTAAAACCTGCTTTTTAGCAGAATAATTTTCATTTGGTGGATTTATTAATTTATATTTCATTTTATTAATCCTTTCTTTATTTTTTAATGCGCGGGTAGGGATTTGCACCCTACATGATGAAATTTCACGCCTTGCTATGCTTATTGCAAGTCACAATCACAAGGAAACATCATACGAAATACACGTCTACCTATTCCGCCACCGCGTATATATTAGTATAAATTTATTCTATTTTTGTATAAATCTAAAAATATTTCTTTAGATTTATCAATAGGAGAATCTTTATAATCTAATAAATTATCTTTATCAAAACAATAACTTATATTTACATATCTTCCATATTTTTTATGTATATTTTTTAAATTTTTAACTAATTTTTTAAATTCATCATCACCAGGTTTTTGAAACTGTTTATCTAAACATACAATTATTTCTTTAGCTCCTTGTTGAATAAGAAGCCAAGCTTGATAATTTATCATCGAACTTCCGCATATACTAACTGAAAGATCATTTTCTTCTCCAAAATAAGTGCGGTATTTGAGCGTAGATTTTTCTCCCTCAAACACAAATGCTTTCTCCATTCGCTGGATATTATTCTTACTATGATTTAGATTATAGAGATTAAAACTAAGCGGATGATTATACATCTGTCGTCCTATCCGCGCAGGCATATATTTCCCATATTTTTCTGCTTGTTCTGATATTAATGTTCGTTCTCTAACTCCTATTAGCCTATTGTTAATATCATAATGCGGAATGACGATACCTTGATTTTTAGGGTCATAGCATATCCCAGCCGCGTCCATTACTTCTTTAGATATACCTTCATTAATCCAAGGTTGTATCTTTGGATGCGGAAGGTGAGTTAAAAAAGTTCCATCATATTCTTTTAATTCAACTTCTTGAGTTTTTACATTTATATCTTTTATTCTATCATATTTTTGAAAAAGTGTCAAGTCATCTTTTATATCAAGTTGACTTTCTTTTTTATTTTCATTAGGTGCGTAGCCAAAACGTCTTGCTATATAATCAATAGCTTCAGGAAGATTCCAATCTGAATCTTCTCTTGGTTTTGGCTGTTCTCGACTCATAACTTTTCGAGTTAGTTCAAAGATATCAAAGGTCTCACTACAATCCGTATAGCACTTGAATAGAGTGGTATTGGGGTAGTAATAAAGTTTATGAGATTGACCACAATGACATATTGTTTTAGATACTATGATATTATTGCGGAGTTCTGGTTCTCCATCCCACTCGAATAAAAGATCTTGAATCTGTTCAAGTGTTAATTCTGATTTAATTAAATCTTTATTATACTCATAAGTCATATATATTTCCTTAATAAGTTATTTGAGAACCTAAAATACAATGACAAATTCCGCTTCCGCCATTTTTTGGATTATTACTGCAATTTTTACAAGTATTACTTTCGTACCAGTTATAATTTTCTATATCTTTATAAGGTACTAATTTATTAGGATTTTTTTCTTCTATTCCTTTGTATATTAAATCCATTAATTCTTCAAAAGTATTTAATTCATTATATATATTTTTTAAAACTGGTCCAGGAATATTTGGCACTTCCATTTTATACACCTCTTTTCTGCGGGAACCGGGTCCAATCCCATTCTGCATGAGACTGGACCGCCGCATATCATATTTTACCAAAAAAATTCTTTTATTATATGTTCTTTATAAATATTTAATATTTCATCAATATCATTTTTAGTTATTTCTTTCAATGGTTTTTCTATAATATATGAAAATTTATAATTAAATTTTTTATCTTTAATAATTATTGCTATTTTTGGATAAATAGAATCAAATGATATTATATTTTCAATAATTACTTTTCCGATAACAAAATTTTCTATATATTTTCTAATACCATCAAGATATTCTGTTTTTTCTAACCAATCCATATTAAAATTCCTTCTTAAAATGCTGATTCATCAGCAATATAAATTTTTAAATCTTCCATTTCTACAAGTTCATAATTCCATTTTGTTACAAATAATGGATCTATCCTACATATTCCTCTTTGTGCGTTGCACCATAAGTAGATGCCTTTCCATCGACCTCGTCTATTCTTATATATAGAAATTTTTACATTAGGCATTTCAATTCCTAATTGATTAAGTACTGGTTGTAATGATTCTCGATCTTTACTTGTTGTTTCCAGCATAATCATTCCTACATCTATTTTATCAGCTATAGATTTAGCTCCACGAAGTAAATTCTGGTCTGGAGTTTCTGACTCTACATAATCCGCATTTAACTGGGTACTACTCAGTATAAAAACACCATATTGGTTACATAAATCTTTAAGTCTTATGCTAATCATAAAAAGAATATTATCTTCTCTAAGGCGGACGCCTCCACTCCTCTTCGTAATCTCTTCAAGGATCTTCATACTAGTATGAATATAATCAAGGAAGATATACTTCAGACTGTGTTCCCGAATTCCGCGGATTATAGTATTTTCAATATCTTTTAAACTAAAGTCAGGCAAGGATTCAAAGTAAATAGGACTTTGTTTAAGAAGCTGCGCAGCTTTCTGCACTCTCTCCCATTCTCCAGCATAATATTCCCCAGTTAAAATATGCTCTTCATCAACACCAGAGAGAAAAGCGATCATCATAGTCTGCACTTCACTTAAATCCTGTTCTGTAGCTATATACATAACTGGCTCTGCTTTACCCGTGCTGATCCATTTATTTTCATTTAAATTATACATTTGATAGCAGCCTATATAACATACATCTGCGGCGATGGCTCTACTTTTACCTACACCAGTAGCAGCTGACCTTAGATAGAACTTCTTTAGACGAGCTCCGCGCACAACAGTATTAACATATTTTCCATATAAAGGATAACCTATTTCTGGGGTTTCCTTTAAAGAATTAAGAAGCTCATCTATTCCTTCTCCAGCCTGGGTCCCCGCAATTAAAGCATTATCAATGCATTCCGCCTTAATAGATAAAATTTCATCATCAATTCTATTCGCTAT